TGGCGGGCACGTCTGCTGGGGTCGAGTCGCCCAAGCAGTAGCATACCAGCGGGTTCACCTTGCCGTTCAGCGTGCCGAGGTAGTAGATGACCGCATAGCGCCATGCTGCTATGGAGCCGCCTGCGGCGGTCCACACCTGCGCGGCTGCTGTGAACTTTACCGTGCCCGTGGTCTGGTTCAAAACCACAGAGGCCAGCGTCGCGCCGCCGGTGGTATACCCAGTACCGCCCGCGATTTCGTTCGCCGACAGAGTCGCCCAGACCTCATCGGTCGTCGGGGCAGGGGTCCATGCGCTGGACACCAGCGCGAGCCGGTAGTTGGCCGAACCCGTCTTCAGGAGAGCGGTCGCACCCTCCAGCATGTTAAGTTTTGCCAGATTGGGGAAAATAAATGCGCCTGCTGCCATGAAAGTCTCCTAAAAATGTTACTCAATCCAGAACAAATCGCCCATCAGAACCTTGAAATTACCGTTTGTAGAGGTGATTTTCTCTGCAAATTCGATGATTCCGACGGCTAAATTGTCCTTGGAAGCGTTGTAGATCATGCCTCCGAGGGCCGAAATTGACGCGTTTGGGATGATTACGTCCCTAGAAAAGCCCAAATTGGCCTTCGTTCCGGTCAAATTCACCGCGTAGCCACTCAAAACAACCCCGCCTTTGGGGTAATTTTGCCCTTTTACCTCGCCGGCGGTCGTAAAAACGTCCGTAAGCGGGGAAATTGTAGCGCTTTCGTCGTACAAGGCCAACTTATACGTGTCAGACGGCTGGTGGACGCCCAACATGAAGTCGCGCTTGGCGCTTGCGCACAATCCAGAGGTGATGGCCATTACGCACCACTCCTCATCGGACTAAAGTTGTCGGTTATGGGCTGCCCACCGGTGGTTTGACCCGACGAACTCATGGTTTGTGGCCCAGAGCCGCCCCCGGGGGGTGGCATACCACCCATCGGCACCCCTTGGCCCATCATGTGCTGTTGTTTGTCGAGCACCGTCATGCCAAGCATCTCGCCGTTGGGCCCGCGCTCCACGGTAACCTCCTGTGCAGGCGCCAGAGACATCTTCATCTGGAAGTCCTGCTGGGCTTTCTGCGCAGCGGCTGCGGCCTGCTGTTGCTGGAACACGCGCGCCCGGATGACCTCGGCCGGCGGCACCAGCTTGTCGGTGTCCATATCCAGCTGCTTGGCTGTCTGGCGCAGGATAGCCGCGATGGCCTCCTCCCCGACGATCTGGTTGACCACCGGGTTGGTGAGCGCCAGTTGCAGGAACTCGTTCATGCGCTGCTGCTGGTTTTCCTTGACGATGAGGCTGTTGGCCCCACGCGCGATCACCTGCACATCACCCTTCAGGTCAGGGTCGTCGCCGTAGCGCATGTTGTAGAAATACAGCCGCTCGATCAGGGGCTGGAGCACGTTCTGGTCCACGTTGGCGATCACGTGTTTGATGGCCTTGCCGGCGTTGTTCATCAGCATGCTCATGCCCGATGAGGTGCGAAGCGCGCCGCTGCCCGTAGCATCGCCCGACATGTAGCGCGGGATGCCGGTGTGCTCATCAGCCAAGCCGGAGAAGAACGTATAAATCTGCATCAGCTCGCCGCTGATCATGGGTGGCGCGAAGAAACTGATGGGAGCCGCGGAGCTGCCGTACGGGTCGCTCGTGGTCTGCCAAATCTTCCACGGGTACATCTGTGTGATGTCCTCGCCGTTGGGCAGGCGGTCCACGTTGACCTGAGTCTGCGGACCCGACGCGATACCCATGTTGTTTGCGATGGCCCGGGCCGCCACGTTGCACTGGGTCTGCACATCCTCGCACAGGTCAGTGACGCCGTTGCCCCAGAACACCCCGGGAATCTCCTCGTAGGATGTCTTGAAGTATGGCTTGCGTCCCAGCGGGTCAGGGTTGAGCGTGCTCTTGATGACCCATGAGCCGATCAACCACACCTCGCAGTTGTATTCCTTTGTGGGCTCGGGCACGGACTGCTCGTCCATCCCCCACTCGATGAGCATCTTTCCCTGTACGGAACCCCAGTACTGGATGGCGTCGATCGTCACCTCTGGGTTGCTCATGATCATGGCGTTGGATTTACCCTCCGCCAGTGCCTTGGCGCTGTCGATGTACAGCCACTCGTGCAACCCGCCGCGCCCGTGCTCGTCCAGCACCGCCTTGATGGCCACGTCGCTGTAGCCCTCGACGCCGATGAGCTGGTTGAGCTGCCCGCGGGTCAGGCGGTGGCGCTCGATGAAGTAGCCGTCCTCAATGCCCGTGCTGTGCGGCGCCGGGTAGGCCATGAATGGATCAACACGCTCCCACTCCAACGTCAGCTTGTCAGCGACCTGTAAGTCATACCCGCCCTGCTGGTTGGGCGCCCATGCCATGCTCGGCTTGTTGCGCACCACCGGGCCCTTCATGAACGCGCTGGGGAATGTGACCAAGTCCTCGATGAACCCGGAGAATGCTGCTGAGAACCCGCCTTCAGCCAGCTGGTCCTCCATCTTTGTTTCCATGCGCTCGCACATCTCCTGCGAGCGGGAGCGGGCGTTTGCTATGACCCGGTCCTTGACGTACTGCATGATCCGCTCTTGATCCTGCGGCGTGGGCTGCTGGCCTGTGGCCTGCGCGGTCTGCTGCACCTCCATCTGCGACATCTGCTGTATCGCCTGCATGATGCCCGGGGGCATCTCTGGCAGTGGGGTGGGGGAGATTGTCCAAGGCTTGTCCTTGGCAGTGCCGAGCGTCACGTCGCGTATCCAGCTGGCCGCCGAGCGGCACTTGTTACTGGTGAGCATCATGTAAATCTCACTGCCGCCCATCTTGCGGATGTCGCCCAGCACGTTGCTGTCGTACACCCCGCGGCGCTGGTTCATGGCCTTGAGCAGGCGCTCCTCAACTTGTGTGGTTCGCTTGGCGTTCCAAGCTGCTGACCAACATGTACGTACATGCGCAGCAAGTCCTTGCACGATGGGTGAGTTGTTTGCGGTGGTAGCAGCAGCACGTTCACGGGCCATGATCTGCGCCATGGATTCCATGGGCACCATGCCGTATGCGTGTGGGACGATCGAAGGATCAGTGGCCGTAGGCTGCGCGAACGCCGGTGGCGTGGGCAGGGACGTGTCCCCCATCAGCCCGGTGCTCATGCCGGAATCCCAGAAATCTTATCCATACGAGGCACATCCTTGTAACGGTTGTGGGAATATACCATAAAAAAATCCCGGGTCAAGCCCGGGATAACAGGGAGGTCTACAGGCACAACATACAAACTGCAGTGTATCACGCCCACGCGAACGGCGCGGCTTTTATCTCACGTTTCTGGCTCACGGGGGTGCCGAACAGTGTCCCGCCATCTGCGTGCAAACATAAGTACTGCAGGGCATCCACGATGTCGGCGTAGGGGTGGGACTTCTCGGGCTTCTCCTCCCGCTCCCCCTTCGTGTTGAATTTATACCGGTACTTTGTGCGCAGGGCGATGATCAGGTCCACACATGCGGGGTCGATCAGGAAGGCAGATTTACCGTCCACGTTACGTACCATGAATGACTCAACGGCCGATATACGTGGTGCAATGTTGTTTGTCTTGGCCGGGCGCACCGCGAACCCTTGGTGGACCAGCATGTCCCGCACCGATCGCTCATCGCTTTCTCTGGCCATGCCCGCCGGGTCGATCACGATGGCGATCGTCTGACCCGCATACTTGCTGGCAAGCAGTGGCTTGAGGTCTTCCTGCATGAACCGCAGTGGCCCCTTGTCCATGGAGTACAGCGCGTCGTAGACCAGCAGGCGCCCACCGAACGCCGTCTGGCCAATGACCGCCGCCGGGTTGAGCCCGGTGCAGTCGAACCCCACAATGATGGGGCTGGCGCTGACCCGGTTAGGGATGAGAGGAGCCTTCGCCACGTGTATGGCTGCGTTGAAACAGCGGAACACCGGCTGCCCTTGGAGTGACTTGCCGAACTTGCCATGGATGAACACGTCCACCCAGTCTTGGTCGTTGGCGTGCAGCTCTGCCAAGTTCTCGTAGTACCCCGCGTCCAGCAGGTGTACCCAGTCCGCTTCGGGGCTCAGGCCGCTGGGCTGGATTGTGACGTGCATGTTGGCAGGTGGATCGGAGAGCAGCGTCTCCCACCATGAGTCGGATTCTGGTGGGTTGCTCATCCCCCAGAGCTTCTTCATCGAGACGCCGTTGTCATCCACGCATCCGCCGATCGGGTTCCCTTTTTCATCGACGCCCCACTTCGCCTGTGGGGGAACCAGTACCTTGTCAGGGTAACGTCCGACCCGCCCGGCAAGAGCCTCGTAAATATCTGGGTGAACTTCTTTGAATTCGTCGATAACCCCAAAGGAAAGCTGCAGTGATAACAGACGACGTACATCGTTGGCGTCGTCCAGTCCGCGGAATAAGACTTCACAGGATACATCTCCCCACTCCAGTTGAAACGCAGAATCTGTCTTGCGGAGCAAGCCAGCCGTGCCGTCAGGGAACCACTTCAGAAAGTCCTTGATCGTCGTGTCCCACAACATTTGCCTTGTGTTGCGCACAACAACGCAGCGGGACCGTCGTATCCCATCCGAGCAGGGCGCCATACGTGACGCCTCGTAGGCGATTTTCATCAGGCCGGCAGTTGTCTTGGTCGACCCGTACGGTCCGACGGCAAAAGACGCAAAAGCTGAGGACAGGAAGAACGGTGTCAGTGAGCCCGGGGGTGTGAAGTTTAATGTTGTCATTCGTACGCGTCGTCACCATGGTCGTGGGCCGTATCTAATTCTGGAAACACATCTGCCATGGTGAGCAGGCTCTCGGCAGAACGCACGGAGGTAATCACATTGGCGTCTTCGATTTCGGCGTCGTCGGCTATGACGGGCGTGGGCTTGGCGGCTGGCGCGTTGAACGTCATCGTCATGGATGACGCTGGTGCTGCCTCGATGACCCGCGCCGCAGGGGCGACAATTCCACCGGGTATGTTGAACGTAATGTGGAACCCGGTACCCACGGCTACGTCGGTGGCTGTCTTGGCCGCGAGACCACTCCACGTCACAAGGTTCTCCACCGCCTTCACGCGCGCCGCGGCCGGCACGTCTGTGTCCCGTGTCATGGCGTACATGTGCTGGATGGCGTCCTCCGCCAAGATGCGGCACTTCGCTGCGAACGAGAACCCGTTTTCTTTCAGCTCGTGCGTGAATGCGGTGACGTACTTCTTGAACACGCCATCATTCAGGTAAGAGTCAAAGTCGCTGGGGGCTATGTTCTCACGGAGCAGCACCTCATCAATGGGGTCTTCAGGACCGGCACGGTTACGGGCAACTGCCATGGCCAGCGCGCGGAGATGATCGTCGTGGGTTATCAGGTCGTGGGTGGACATATTGTGGACATTTGCATATTGGGAGGATATAGGAAATCGGGGGCGGGGGGTACTGGGATTATATACAGGACGTGAAATTTTGGGCCGGAAAATTTTGGAAGTAGATGCGCGTATATGGGCTACGTGTTAGAACTCAAAAAATCAGCCTTGTGGTGAGAGGAGGAGATACGAAGGGTGGGGGGCGTCGAGCCACTGGCCCCACCCCCTCCCCTACTATCACGCCTGCCCTTGACATACGGGCTGCTATGGTATATGTAGCACGCAAGCGTTGACTACTATCACGCGCCGGGCTAATTTTGCAAAATTAAGGTTGACTCCAGCCCGTATACGTGCCATAATGTAGGCATACATCGAGTGATGTGTACCCGACTAGCCGGATAGCTAGGGTTTACTTAGGAGTTCAAAATGAACGCAAAGACTGAAGGTGTAGTGGCTGTAGTGGTGGCAAACGTGGCCGTGGTATCCAAAATTGAAGGCGCAAACGCAAGCGCAAAGACTGCAGACACACTGGCACGCGAAGCGGCGACACTGGCGGACGCGTCTGACTACCTTGATATGGTTGATCTCGGGAAACGTCTTGACGCTATCCTTGCGCTTTATATGTCGGTGCTCACGCACAAAGCTGTGAAAGAGTCGTTTTCGGCCGCGCTCGCTATCCTTGTAGCGGACAAGCCCGTGCGCATCGAAGCGTCCGCAAAGACTGAAGCCGCAAACGGAAAGCTGACATTCAAGGCGCCGGAAGTGCTGGCGCCCGTGGCCGAAAAGAATGAAGTCGCCACGGCCGATAAGTCAATCACCACGCTAGAGCCCGGCGATGCCGTCATGCGCCTTGCGGCCGATACCATGAAGGCGGCCGCCACGGCAGCACGCAACACCATCGGCCGTGGCCGTGCGCAAGGTGGCGGCCGCAAGACCACGAAGGCGACGGAACGCGCGCCCTTCGCTGATGAACTGGTCGCACATCTGGCGGACAAGGCGCTCGGGTTTGCGGTTGTCACCATCATCGAAACCGCGGCCAAAAACGACGCAGACTTGAAAGAACGCATCTTCACCATGGCTATCAACCTTGGCGCGAAGCTGACGATCAAGAAGTAATTTTGCAAAATTAAGGGTCCGCGCAAGCGGCCCTCCCATCCAGCCCATGGCTTGCGCCATGGGCTTTTTTTCCGCCCCGGGTTTACTACTATCATGCCCGCCCCGAACATCCGGGCAGCAACTACTATCACGCAGGCGCGGGCGCGCGTACGTGGGGAGCACACGTTGTGTGTATGTGGGCTGGTAGCAAATTAGTCAGTAAATTAGTTGGTGTAAGAAATCTCTACTGGTGTGTATATGTGCTGGAAGCTAATTTTGCAAAATTAAGGTGGGTGCGAAACGTGCTATAGAAAAGGTAGCAAAATCTGCACCAATTAGATGAAGAAATTCGGCGTGGTTAAGCCAAAGTTCACTATGAATATGATAGCAGCTTTTTGGGCTGACTAACGACAAAACCCGTGGGAACCCGCATGGATGCTGGAGACGGTGCTACAAATACAATAGAATAGATAGAATAGTTAATTAGTTAAAATAAAATACAGAAAAGTTAAATCAGTGTTTTAGTAGCCCATATATGTGTACGTACTTCTTCCTGCCCGTATACGTATTCATCCCTTCCCCTCTATAACTCTCTCTCTACCAAAAAAACTTGTCTATTTGACTAATTGTTTGTAACAGCCTTATAAATCAACGACTTACAAATCCCATTTCATAATGCGATGCTAAAATTTCAACTAAACGGCCCAAAACCCCTAAAACCTCCCTTACACCAACTAATTTTTCAACTATTTTACTGCCGTTCCTGACCCATTCCTTACAATACTTACAATACTTACACCATCTATCAAACATCTATTTACCCGTTTGCTCTTTTTTGCGCGTGGCCCGTATACCCATAACTAGCCATTGACTCTGGCCCCTATCTGTGTTACAATGTGTATTCGGGTGGGAGAGTGCCTGTGACTTTTGTTGTCCCTTGCTGCTCTGGCCCCCGATGCTAATTTTGCAAAATTAGTGCTCCATCTTCCTGCCAACTTATTTACTAGGAGTTCATCATGAACACAAAGCCCTCTCGCCCATCTTCCCACCCATATATTGTGTGGCTCTCACGCAAGCTGGCTGACCCCACCCTTGCTGCTCACACTACGCCACAACATATCCGCCACGAGTGGACTACGTTGATGCACGCCAAGCCCAGCCGCGCCACCAACCAACGCGCAGCGTTGTCGTCACCCCGTGCTGCCCTGCCGACCCGCACCCATCACCCTGTGCCGGTCTGGGCTGACTTCCAAGACACCACATCCCTGCCCCCATCCAACTAAGGACCCCCAAGGAGCACCACTATGGCCTACGAAACCGCTAACACTACCCGCTACGCTATGGGCGCGTTCAAGCCCCACACCAACCGCAAGCCACTGGCGCACATGCCGACCACACCCAAGCCGCGCAAGTATGCAGACATATATGATCTGTGCAGCGCCATGGTGCGCAGTCTGGCCAACACCAACCTGCCGCCACGCGCCGGCTATTGTGGGCGAACCACATTCACCCATACCAAGTTCTACTCTTACACCACATGTGTGGCGCAGTATCACCCTGCCCTGTCCCTGTGGATGTTTGACAATACTGCATACGGCCCCACAACCGCGGGTCATCTGGATGCCCTGCGCAACGCCATCCGTCGTCGCTTCGTTGCGCCCAACATCATGCACCTGCCTGATGTGGCTAATCCGGCGGGGCATGCCAACATGCACCACACCATCCACTCGATGTACACCAGCCTGCTGGCTGTGAACAATAAACGATACCACCTGCCACGGCGGGTTTTCAGTGCAGACCACGCCACCCGCATGCTGGGCACCACACGCCAGCTGCTCGACATGAGGGAGGCGCAGGTGGGTGACTCCGGTGAGCCTGTCCTCTACGAACAGGATGCCGACATGTTCGACCTGTGTGTCTACGCCATCGAGGGCTCCTCGTGTGCATCCGAGTGCAGCGCCACCGGTGGTCATCCTGACCCTATGGCTAAGCTGCTGCGCGACTCTATGCTGCGCACCACTGCTGAGATGGAGTTGGCGAAATGAGCTGGCTCGATGCGCCCTGACAGGCTTGACTTAGTGGCACGTATCTGTTACAATGGGTGTTCGGTGGGAGAGCAACCTCTCACCGTTCACTGACTTACTTTTACTGAAAGACTTACTCATGGACCGCAAACTATTTTTCGTAGTGACCACGAACGAGCACGGCAGCAAGCAGTGCACCATCGTGGCTGCACCCACTGCGTTCGACGCCACCGACGCTGTGGTGGACGACACCTGCACGCTACAGCGCGTGGCTGAGCTGACCGTTGCCGACATTGACGACCACTATTCTGGCGTCGCCCCGCTGATTTCCCCTGATTCTTTCTAACTGTTAATTTTGCAAAATTAAGGAGCTACAAATGGCACTCAAAGATTTCGCCCTCAAGGTATCACTCACGGTGCGTAAGCCTCAGCTTACTGCCAAGGATGACAAGGCCACCAACGACGCAGAGGTGGCCAACAACGCGCACAACGCTGGTGCGTATCGCAAGGAGCTGTATCCCAAAGCCCTTCTCGCTGGCATACAGGAGGCAGAGTCTGCCGCCCGTAGCTTTCTGGCACGGCGCTCTATCGAGGGGGTTATCCCGTCGGTCAAGTTCATGGAGTTCGCCAATGACTTCGCTAAATACGAACTCAGCTTCAATCAGGCTGTGACCGTGTTTATGCAGAACTACAGCAACGTGCTGATCGCTGCGCAGCAAAGCCAAGGCGCCATGTTCGACGCCAACCTGTACCCTGACATGGCATCGCTGCGGGCACGCTTCTCTTGGGAGGTCAACTATGAGCCCATCACGGACCATTCACTGTTCGGCCAGATACTTGGGCAGATGGAGGCACCTGCTGCTGCGCAGCTTACTGCGTCGATTACCCGGCAGATGGCTGCGGAGCAGGACTCCATCACATCCACGGCAATCAACCGCCTGAAAGAAGTTGTTGCCCACATGGCTGTGGCTGTGACACGCCCTGACCGTGTAGTGACTGCAAAGAACGGTGCGCTGGAGAAACGCCCGCCTATCTTCCGCGCATCCATGGTGGAGAATATTGTGGAGATTACTGGCTTGCTCGAACAATACTCTGCCGCCCTGCCCGCTAACCTGTCAGCACTGGTGACTCAAGCCAAGGTGCTGACCACACACAAGGCAGAGACGTTGCGCGATGACCCCGACATGCGCAAGACGATGGGCGAGAATGCCAAGGCGCTGCTGGCTGACATTGACGTGTTGATGGGGTATTCCCCGCCGGTGATTACTGTCATCGCACCGACCACCCCTGCCCCTGTGCCCACCGACCCGGCGATGCAGATGGAGCTGCTGCCCGAGCCGCCCGCTGAGATTATCCTGACCCCTGATCCCATCCCTGTGGAGGAGAAGGTGGCTGTGTTGTCTGCGCTGGATGAGCTGGAGGCCAAGATCACCAACGCCACCGGCTTGCCCACAACCCCTGTGCCCAAGGCATGGGTAGAGAAGAAGGCGCCCAAGGAATACGACATGGGTGGTTTGTTTGCAGCACTTGACGAGATGGAGGATTAAATGGCAACTAAACCCAACAACACCGCGCCGATAGCACTGGTGCTGGTTGATGGGCAGTGGATGCTGCCCTTGGAGGATGGCATACAGCTGGTGCGCCTGCTGGCCATGGCTGTGCCGATACAGCGTGACTATGTCTCTGGAGTTGGGTATCAGCCCAAGTTCTCCAAGCAGACCAAGGATTACACGATCACGCCTGTTACGGTCGCACAGCTTGCGGCAATGAGTCTTGAAGATTAGGATTGATTTTGTCAATGTGTTAGTTTTTTGTTGGTACTTTTTAACTGGAGATAGAAATGCGTATTGGTCATATTGTTCCCCTTACCGTGAAGCGTTACCTGAACGAGGCAACGCGCAAGCGTGCCATGTTCCTCAAGGGCAAGTCTGGCATCGGCAAGTCCGACTGCGTGAAGCAGGCCAGCAAGCTGCTGTCCGAGCACATCCCCAACTGGCAAGGCGTGATCGACATTCGCCTGAGTCAGAAGGAACCCACCGACCTGTGTGGCCTGCCCTATGTGGACGATGGCAAGACGTACTACGCCAAGCCCTCGTTCATGCCAGAGGAAGGCACATGCGGGATCATCCTGTTCGATGAGATTACATCGGCTCCACCTGCTGTGCAGGCTGCCAGCTACCAGTACATCTTGGATCGCTGCTTGGGTGAGCATCGCATCCCTGATGGCTGGATGGTGATGGCTGCGGGCAATCTCACATCTGATCGTGGCGTCACATTCCAGATCGCTGCGCCACTACTGAACCGTATGTGTGAGATTGAGGTGGTGACTGTGCTGGATGACTTCATCAACCACGCCATTCCTGCAGGTCTCAAGCCTGAGATTGCATCGTTCTTGAAGGACCGCCCTGAGTTCTTGCACAAGTTCGAGGGCAAGGGTGTGATCGAGCCGTTCCCTAGCCCACGCTCATGGTTCGCTGTGGGTGACACCATGGACTTGGACCTGCGCCCAGAGGATCGCATCGAGGTGTTCAAGGGTGACATCGGCTATGAAGCTGCCACCACCTTCGAGGTACACCTGCGGTTCTGGGAGACACTGCCACGTCTGGACGACATACTGGCTGGCAGGCCCACCACCATCCCCAAGGATGTGCAGGTGCAGTACGCCATCGTGATGGGCATCGCTGCTCGTGTCGATGCCAAGACCTTCGACAACGCATGGAAGGTGCTGGAGCATCTGCCCAAGGAGCTGCAGACACTGTGTGTGAAGCTGGCGTACAAGCGTGACAAGGGCTTGGTAGCATCGCCATCGTTCACGGCATGGGCCACTGCGAATCAGGCAGCCTTTAAGCGGGCATAACGTGGCGCGCAAGATGCACTGGGAGCATACCCACAAGGGGCTTGCTGCTGTGTACGACACTCGCACTAGCCAAGGGATGCGTGGGTCACAGATAGTCACTTCTATCTTTGCCCGCATCATGCCCAAGGAGTGCGGGGCTTACTACCTGATTGTGACAAACGATTGGGGCCGCACCAACATACGGGCGGAGACTGAGGCCCAAGGCAAGGCGATTGTTGAGGCAATGTGGGCGTTAGAGAATCACTAACTTATAGACTGGAGAGCGACATGAGAAGAACCAAGGATGTGGCAGAGGGCTTGCGCTACTGCCCGGAGAACAATAACCGGCATGGTGACTGGATCACTAACTGGGACAATGGCGTGAGGTACGTTAACCCGTGCGGGGGCATCGACGTGCTTGAGTCGGGTGTCATACACCTGACCTCTGCCGGAGACCGCAACGTGGACCTGCGCAACGCATGGCGTGACCGCTACGGCATTGACGTGATCAACATTGACATCGACCGGCTCCCTGCCAAGATGTACGCGCCCAACTCAAACAAGGCCATACCTAAGAACGCGCTGCTGCAGACGCAGTTCTTGGTGGACCACGAGACCGGCAGAGTGCTGGCCTTGAACCAACAACGTGGCCCCCTCCCCTACGCATACTGGCTGCACCCCGGCGCGCCAGCCAACACAGACGAGCAGCTGACGACACGTGAGCGCAACCTGACGCGAGAGAAGGAGTGGAATGCAAAGTTCGCCCACGACATACTGATCGGCAGGGGCATCTGCGCGTTGAACAGCCACCATGAGAATGCGCGGAACCACAGCGAGGTGAGCGGTACGTTAACGGCTTGGCTGAGAGGTACTGTCACGACGGACTGCATGCATGTGCGGTACCAGCAAGCTCTCGCGTTTGCCATGGAGCTGGGGTCATGGACTGATGAGTTTCGCAGCGCGACGGCAGACTTCAAAGAGTACAACTACTTGTGCTTGAAGCCGGATACATATACACTGTGGGCTTGAGATAACTGATTGACTAGGAGAACGATATGGAATCGCTTGAACTGAGACTTGAGACTAGCGCATCGAAGGTGTCACTGCGCGTGCCCTTCATCATGGCCGCTACCGGCCGGCTGCCACGGCAGGTCGTGGAAGACCCGCACATGACTGCCTGCACCAACGGGCAGTGGTTTCGCTTCGGCCGCAAATGGGTTGAGGAGAACGTGGTCGATGACGAGGAGCTGTTTGGCCTTGACCTGCACGAGCGCATGCATGTGGTGCTGATGCACATGTGGCGTCGTGAGGGCCGTGACATGGGTATCTGGAATGTGGCCAACGATGCGATCATCAACGCCACCATCATCGCCATGGGGTACAAGCTGCCCAAGGGTGGTGTGCACATCCCATGGGTCAATGACCAGATGGGTTCGGAGGAGGTATACCAGAAGCTGATGGAGGAGATGAAGAACCAGCCCAAGCCACAACCCGGCAAGGGCGGCAAGGGCGACGGCCAAGGCCAAGGTTCCCCCGGCGATGCTGATGGTGAAGGTGAGCCCGGCGACAGCAAGGGCAACGGCTCCGGCAAGCCCAAGCACGACAAGTACCGCGACGGTGGATGGGGCGGCACTGGCGATCTTGAGGACGCACCAGACGACGCGTCCGTGGCTGACATGGAGGCAACCATACGTGCTGCTGCCCAGATGGCGCGTGACTGTGGCGATGGCTCCTCGCTGGTCAATCGCATCCTTGGTACTACCCCCAAGGCAACGGTGAACTGGAAGGACGAGGTACGCGCTGCGCTGACATCATCGGCACGCGATGACTTCTCATTCCGTCGCCTCTCGCGTCGGTTCATTGGCCGTGGTATGTACATGCCGTCGCTGCGCTCGGATGCCATGGGCGGACTGCTGATTGGGTTCGACACATCGGGCTCCATGAGCAAGGAAGATTGCGACCAAGTAGCTGGTGAGATACAAGGCATAGTCGATGACCTGTCGCCCGATTGGGTTGAGGTTGTGTACTGTGACTCCACCATCACAAGCGTGCAGCGGTTCGACAAGGGTGATGAGCTGATGCTGGTCCCAACGGGTGGCGGCGGCACGGCGTTCCTGCCGGTGTTCAAGCACGCTGACAAGCTGAATGAGCAGGGTGACAAGGTAGCGGCCCTGATCTATCTGACCGACATGGAAGGCAATCTGAAGGAGCTGGATGAGCCTGAGTTCCCTGTGGTGTGGGGCTGCGTGTATCAGCATCGTGACATGACCGCGCCATTCGGCTCGGTGGTGAAGGTGGTTGTATGAGCAGCACATACCCACAGACCATGCCCATGCACAACGGCGCGCTCACATCTGCGGCACAGGCGTATGACAATGCCAACCCCAAGCCGCCGAACTAATTTTGCAAAATTAACTGGAGAAAACTATGGCTGCTGACTATGAAGTAATTGACCGACTCAAACGCATCGAGACAAAACTCGTGCGGTTTGCAGAGGAGCTGGGCATCGACACCGATGTGACCAGAGATTGGATCACGGTAGATGAACCCAACAAGGTAATCTATCTGTCGACCATGGGGCGTTCACTCGCCGTGATGAAGATTGAGGCCAAGCGCAGGGGCGCCACCAGCAAGCTGACTTACGACGTGGTGCACAAGGGTAACGTGGTGGCAACACTGACGTTGGACGAGTAAACATTACTGTCATCGTGGCGGGCAACCGCCCACTTACATACTGGAGAAGAAATGAAATCACAGCACAACAACCTTAACAGCAACAGCTCCGTGATGGTGAGCTGGACGCGCCCACTGCTGGAGAAATTCCGGGTGGAGTATGAAGCTGCCATACGTGCCGAGAAGGACACGTTCCTGTTCAACGACCACGGGTATACGGTGGGCTACGCCCGCTACCTGATCCAATTTCTTGACGGAGACTTGGCATGATGCATACCTTCCGTAAACTGTTCCGTAAACCATCCCCCCTTGAGCGGGCTATGCGCGAGTTGGGGGACATTGAGCATTCGCTTCTGGATGTTGACGCAGAGATTACGTGGGCACAGAAGCGCAAGGAGTACTACCTTGCACGCAAGGAATCTCTGCGGGCGTATGTGTACGTTGTGGGAGACGCGAAATGACTGACAACAATGAGCCGTACACGGTCCTACATCGTATCGTGGACGCAGTCTTCAACTTCCTGACGGCGGTGGGCGTGATCGCCTTCGCTGGCATCGCCGGGTATCTGTGGAGCAAGTACCTATGAAACTGCAATGGCAACCAACCGAATGGGGACGCGCCCGTGTAACTGCGCGGTGGGTGCGGGTATGAGCAAAGTAAAAGAAGCAACGATGCGTTTAAGCACTTCTATCCAAGAAGGGTACGACCTGCTTGAAGAGTTTCAGTATCAGTACAAACGCTTTGAAGAAATGCTACGGGAGTTACCTGCGTCTAGAAAGAACGAGAAAGCGGAGGCAACCAAACTGATGCAGGAACTTGCCGCGCACAGCAGAGACTTAAAGCAGGAGATCAAGAACGCAAACGCCATCTTCCAGAGCATCAATGGGCACATTGCATGGAAAGCCGCTGTACGGGATTGCTTTGGCGAAGAAGGTCTACAGAAATGTTACGACTACTTTGAAGATGAACGGGAGAAACAAGAATGACCGTACCACTACCAGAGCCGCACTTCTACACGCCCTTCACCGCAAATGGTAAGCGTGTAGATCACCCATACCACTTCACTACTGAACTCCAAGCATACGGCGCTGCGTGTCGTGCTGCTGCGCTGGAGGAAGCTGCGAAGGCGTGTGAGGAAGAAGCGTGGCGACTTAAATCAATCGCAGTCTCTCAACAGAGTGCGGCAACAAACTGTAAATCCATCGGTCTGTCCGTAGCGTCAGACAAGATAAGGAGGATGAAATGACCGAAGCCGAACGACTGTCAAGAGCACTTGAGGTGCTGTACTGCACGACAACAGCGGCAAAAGAAGCAGCCGCACTGATCCGTAGCCAAGCAGCGGAGATTGAAGCTCTGCAAGGGCAGTTGCGAGTAAAGGCGAAGCCCGGCGCGTTTGAAGACCTGCAAGCGGAGAACGAAGCGCTGCGCGTCAACGTGGCGCTCAAGAACGGGCAAGTCACTGCACTGCAAGACGAAGCCAATGATCTGCGCGTCAGCAATGACAAGCTGGTTGCGATGCTGAAATGCGTAGAGACAAACCTGTCTAAGAGCATGAGCAAGAGCATACAAAGACTGCAGGCTAGGCAGATAGCAGAAGTTTTGCATGACGCCGCTATCAAAGGAGAACCCACATGAAAAACGTAGCTGAACTTGAAATATATGGGGAGTTTGCAAATGAACGATAGAGAAGTATTTGAAGCGTGGAACAACCAACTGGCCGACCCACTCAGCCTACGTGGAGAGGCTACTGCATGGAATGCTTGGCAAGCCGCCCTCGCGCAGCAGAAGGAAGCGCAGACACTGAACTACACAGAATCAGACTGCCTGAAATCTGAAGCTAGGTGGGAAGCGCAGCAAGAGCCTGTCGGCAAGGTGCTGGAAGTCGCAGACGATGGAAGTTTTCAGGCTGGATTCTTTGTGAACTTGCCGTATGGGACGTTGCTCTACGCAGCACCGCAGCTAGACGATTCGCCTTTCTCGGAAGAAGCGTTTGAAATCCTTCAAGGGAAAGTTCGGAAGCTGGAAACCGTGCTGCGGATGGCGTTGGAAGCTCTTGATGACACCCGGTATGTGAGCAAATACACGCACATCATTGCCGCCATCGCCGCGATTCGTGAACAACTTGGAGAAACGAAATGAACGTACGTATTAACGCCGCAGCCCGCGCGCTGTGCACCGCATTCTCAAAAGACTTCGGCAACGAAGTCGACAACTGGAAGACATACCAGAAGCTGTTCATCAGCGACGCAAAGACTGCCCTTGATGCCGCTGACAAGATTGACGGTGCGTTCGCCAAGGCGCAGGCATCGCTGCTGGAAGCCAGCCTGATGAAGCGCATCGAAGATCAGGACAGGATGCTGGTCGAGTACCGGCGTCGTTACGGAGTACTGGGGGTAACACAATGACAATCAAACGACGCTGCGGGGCGTGCGGGATATTACTGCCGCTAACTGAGTTCTACGCAGACCAACTGCGGTACACCACCGCTGCCAAGTGCAAGGTCTGCTACAACAACAAACGCAAGCTCAAGCGGTTGGCGGTGGAGCCACCGACGCCCGTGACGCCGGCCCGCATGCCTGAAAACCCATGGGAGACTCTGGGTGCTGACCGTCGCCCTAACTGGGGCGGGCCATCGTATCGGGAGACTGTACTCAGTCCGACATTTCAGAGTGTGACCGACAAAATATAGGAGGGGATATGCCCGAAGAAGACAGACCAAAATTTTCTACGTGGACGCGCTCAGACCTTGAAGATTGGTGCGAGGTAGCGTACACTATTGTTCAGCGGCAACAAGATGCCCTCATGGCGATGCAACGCGAACTTAAAGACTGTCAAGAACGTAGAGCGATGCTGCACAACCAACTTACTGACGATTGGAAATAATCATGGAAATCCGCATAGACAAAGACAAGCATGACCGCATGGTGCGGGACATGCTGATGCTGGTGCGCGGCGCGCATCCGGCAGAGATTGTGCTGGCACTGGGCGAGGCCATTGGCCGCGTCATTGCTGAGGTGGCTGGCTCCGACGTGGTGAAGACCCAGCTGGTTAACGTGGCTGTGAAGCAGATGGCAACAGCTATCGAGCACGCCCCCCGCAACGAGTCTGGAATCTTGCTGCCATGAACCGCCTAACCGACATCTTTAAGTCCGCTACACAGGTGCGCAACGAGGCACAGGAAGCGGCCAACGCAAACATGCGCGCGCAGATGGACGCCATGAACATAGCGGGCTCGTCGGTCTACAACTCCGCTGCCGCTAGTGTCCTTGGGTCTCCCTACCAGAACGTGTACGTTGGAGGTGGAGGTGGAGGTGGGACGGCCGGGAGCATGGACCTGCGCATCCGTGGCGGGCGCAAGTGCGGCAAAGGGCGGGTCACCGTAACTCTGCGTGAGATTGACAACGGCTACGTACTGGAGCACCAAGAGCACGCTGGCGATGACCCCAAGCTGGTGTTCTGCAAAGACCTTGAGGACGCCGGGAAACAACTTATTGGCGTGTATGCACGCTACCAGATGGAGTGAATGATGAGAACAACCTCAGAAATTATTAACGTGAACAACGCGAACGCAGTTCAAGTCGGTGGTGACCACTATCGCAGCAAGAAGGTGCAGCCATGGGAAGCCATGGAATCCTGCATGAGCCGCGAAGAATTCGTTGGCTACCTGCGTGGCAACATCATCAAGTACACCATGCGCTGCAACGACAAGGGTGGCATTGAGGACTTGAAGAAGGCACAGCACTACTTGGCGAAGCTGCTTGAGGTACTGTCATGCCCGCAAGCGTAGAGTTCCGAATCATTACGATACGCAACGGGTATATCCTGATGCCAATAATGCATCAGGGCGAGCTGACCGCTTGGGATAAAGCGGTGTACTTCGCTACGCCACAAGACCTCTCCACCGCGATGGGTGTGGAGCTGATTAAACAAGTGCTGGAGGCACCATGAAACCCGGGGTAGCGCCGGGACCGGGGCAGCTCCGGCCAATCGGACTGCTGGGGGAAAGCCCATACAGACTGTGCCCGGTGCCAGACCCGGTAGATGAGGACGCGTTTGACGAAGATGTGTACAGCAGCGTGCAGTTCGTGCTGCAGACAGGGCGAGTGTATGTAGAGGGTATATCACACAGTGTTATACAAGAGCAGCATCGCTACGACTACACGCGAGCAGATGCACAGAGATTCCGCGCGGAACTAGCGGATAAGGAGCGAGCATGGGGAGCACGTCGCGCGGAACGAGCCGCTGATCTGCGTATGCAGAGCGCCGCTGACGCGGGTATGCAGGCAGATATAGACAGTGACCTAATTCGCAAACGAAACATTCTAAAGGCGGTCAAAGTCTATATAGATAGCACGCTTGGGGTTCTGTGGCGTAAGTCCGCGGCAGGACGCTCCATATACATAGTCGCTAGAACTACCAGCGCTACGGCATACCTACGACAGCAATCGTACACAAGACACACTATAGAACTGAAATTTGTTGGTGTTGACGAGCTGCGCGCCGACGTAGATGACGCACAAATAAAGCTTTGTGAAATACTGAACGAGGAAAAATAATGAAACAAATAACCGCAGACTTTGAGTCGTACTACGACCCCACTTACTCACTGACCAAGATGCAAACAGATGCCTACGTGCTATCTGATCTATATCAGACCATGGGTGTTGCCGTGAAAGTGGACGACGGGGTTACCCACTGGTTTACCGGCACAGAGGAGGAGACCAGCGACTTCCTGCACGAATTCGACTGGAAGAATTCCGCCGTGATGTGCCACCACACCCTGTTCGACGGGTTCATCTTCGCCCAGCGGTTTGGTATCAAGCCCAAGCTGTGGATGGACACCAAGAGCATGGCTACCGTTCTCTACCCGTATCTGCGCTCGTACTCGCTGGCCAATCTGGCCAAGACGTTCGGGCTGCAGGACAAGGGTGATGCTGTCGTGACCATGATAGGCCGTCGCCGTGAGTCGATGAATCCGATCGAAGCACATGACTACGGTGAATATTGCATCAACGATGTGGAGATTACCTACCTGTTGGGCAAGAAGATGCTGCCGTACATGCCGGCGCTGGAGCTGCGTCTGATCGACATGACTGTGCGCATGTTCACTGAGCCCGTGTTTGTGGGTGATGTGCCCCTGCTGGAGAAGCTGTACGCCGACGAGCAGGCCCGCAAGATAGCCATCATGGCGCTGGCGGGCACGGACAAAGAGACCATCATGTCCAACGACAAGTTTGCCAAGGCGCTCGAACAGCTGGGCGTGGTGCCACCCAAGAAACTCTCTGCCAAGACCGGCAAGGAGTCATGGGCGTTTGCCAAGACAGATGAGGCGTTCACCGCGCTGCTGGAGCATGAGGACTCTGACGTGCAGGCGCTGGTAGCCGCACGCCTTGGTGTCAAGACCACCATCGCAGAGACCCGTGCGCTGAAGATGCTGGAGACCGCGCGCCGTGGCAAGCTGCCCGTGTACCTCAACTACTGGGGCGCCAAGACTACTGGCCGGTATTCTGGGGGTAACTACATCAACTGGCAGAATCTGCCCGCCCGCGGGCCGTCTGCTGGCATGCGCAGGGCCATTGGCGTCTCGCCCGGGCACGTCATGGTGGTGGGTGACTCATCCAACATCGAGCTGCGGGTGGCCATGGCCGCTTCGATGCAGGACGATTTGATCGCGCTCATCCTTGCTGGTGAAGACCTGTACTGTAACTTTGCCACAAAGATGTTCGGCCGGATCATAACCAAGGCAGACAAGAAAGAGCGTCTGCTGGGCAAGATCGCCATGCTGTCCCTGCAGTACGGCGCTGGGTGGCGCAAGTTCAAAGAGATGGTGCGCCAGCAGTCAGGCGATGTGCTGAGCGACGAGAACGCTGAAGGCATCGTGAACCTGTACCGCCGCGTGCACCACAAGGTTGTGGACATGTGGGCCCGGTTTGACAATGTCATCCTGCCAGAGATTTTCAACGGCAACCAGAACCTGATCACGGTTGAGGAGCATGCATGGTGCCTGTGCACCGGGCTTGGCTACGGTGTGGCTGGTGGCCCCGGCGTAGCGTATCTAGACCTGCGTCGTGAGTCCGTGACTGACAAGTACGGTCGCCCCGGCGAGCAGTGGGTCTACACCATGGGCAGCAAGACTGTGAAGCTGTATGGCGGCAAGGCGTTTGAGAACTACTGCCAGCACGTGGCCCGGCAAATTGTGATGTGGCAGACCGCGCGCATCAACCACCGCTACCCCGTTGCACTGTCGGTGCACGACGAGGCCGTATGTGTGGTGCGTGAAGAAGAACGTGATGCGTGCGTGGCGTACATGACCGAGTGCTTGAACATGGCGCCGCCATGGTGCGCTGGGACAATCCCGCTGGCCTGCGAAGTGCACTCCGGGTACAACTATGAGGAGGCAAAGTAATGGCTATCGTAGGTAGAACCCCCCACAATTTCGACGGGGTGTCGCTGCACCACCTCGCGGACATCTTCAGCGACTCGCACGTCGTGGGCATCGCCATCCGCTGCAGGGACGGCACTGTGAAGCTGGAAGTGCCCCGGGTGCTGTGGCCTACTGAGCACGACGGCCCCAGCGAGTCCAAGCAGCAGGTGCTGGCTGCGCTGCACACACAGATCATCAACCAGATAGCAATCATATCTTTGGAGGATAAATGACCACTAAACTCATGCCGCTGTCGTACAGCCGACTAAGCACTTTTGAATCTTGCCCACAAAAATTTGATTACTTATATGTCACCAAAAACATCAAGGATTCGGACAACGAGTTCACCATCTATGGGACACGTGTTCATGACGCGCTGGAGACCTACGGCAAAGCCGCAGCTACTAGCAGTGACGCTGCGCAAGCCGTCATCGCCCTTGCGGACGCAACGCCAGATGTTACAAAACACTACCCGCTTGTTGACCGAATCATTCGCCTTGGGGGTACCCAGCTTTTTGAGCATCAGATGGCAATCAATCGTAGCAAGCAACCTTGCGGATGGTTTGCATCAGACGTATGGATCAGAGGAATCGCGGACGTTCTTGTGGTCAACGGCGTTCGAGCATGGTGTCTTGATTGGAAGACAGGAAAGCCTAAAGACAATCCTACCCAGCTACAGCTATTCGCTGCATTAGTATTCGCGCACTACCCCGAAGTGCAGGAAGTCACAACATCCTTTATATGGCTGAATCATGACGACGTTACGAATGCCGTTTACAAACGATCAATGGAGTCTCATCTATGGCTGGCACTCGAACCACGATTCGTACGAGTTCAAGACGCAGTTGATGGCGGCGTTTTCAAGACAAAGCCGAGTGGTCTATGCCCGTACTGCCCTGCCAAAGGAATCTGTGCAGACGCAAGACTCAGGAGATGATATGAAAGGAAACCACAAACACGGTCAGTCGAAGAAGGGCAGCGTGACCAAGATATACATGGTATGGCTGGCTATGCGCAAGCGCTGTACCAACTCGAATGACCCGAGCTACCCCCGGTACGGCGGACGGGGCATTGGCGTAGACCCCCGCTGGGATAACTTCGAGTTGTTTCTGGAGGATATGGGTATGCCGCCAGAGGGTACATCCCTCGATCGCATCGACAACAGCGGACCATACTCCCCTAGCAACTGCCGCTGGGTTACTGAGTCAGAGCAGCACCGCAATACCCGCAGAAACTTGTGGGTCACGGTGGACGGCGTCACGCGCATAGCACAGGACTGGGCCGCAGCGCTAGGAGTTAGCCGTCAGACAATCTACAACCGCGTAAGAAGGGGGCAATATGTCGCTACCAAGCATGCGTAAGGAGGGGGATGTGAAAACAGAAGTGAAGCGCGTGTTAGCGACGTACGGTGACAAGGTGTGGTGGTTCATGCCAGTGCCCACGGGATTTGGTGTGCAGGGCGTGCCCGACTTCGTATGCAGTTTACGCGGCCGCTTCGTCGGCATTGAAACCAAGTTTGGCTCCAATGGCCTGACCAAGTTTCAGATCAAGCAGATGGATGCAATCATCAAGACCGGCGGCATGCACATGGTAATCAACGAGCACAACGTGAAAGACCTGACTGCTGTCATCGACGGCATCATGGCACTGGAGGATTCGGAGTAATGCTAGTTCTACCTGACAAACATTTGCTGGTCATCGACACCGACGCATACGCGCAGGTGAAGGCGGCCATACCCCACTCCAAGAGTTTCATGCACGAGGGCAATCAGCTTGTGGCGCTGCACCATGGCCCGGAAGAATCCATCGTGTTGAAAAACATTGGACTCAAGATACCTGAACCCATCAGGCACTACTACGCATGGCCCGGGCGCTTCAAGCCCATGGATCACCAGAAGGATACCTCTGCGTTCCTGTCCATGAACCGCAAGGCACTGTGTCTCAACGCGCCGGGTACTGGCAAGACGATCAGTGCGCTGTGGGCCGCAGACTATCTGCTGGAGGCCGGAGTCGTCCACAGGATTCTAATTATTGCGCCGCTGTCCACAGTGAACGTGGTGTGGGGCCGTGAGATATACCACCACCTGCCACACCGCAGCTTGGATGTAGTTGTGGGCAGTCGTGAGAAGCGCATCGAGCTGCTGGCCAAGAAGGCGCAGTACTGCATCATCAACCACGATGGCTTCACAAACATGGCTGCGCATCTGTCGGACTTTGACCTTGTCATCTATGACGAGGCCACTGCGCTGAAGACCCCGGGGTCGCAGCGGTACCGCCTGTTTGCCAAGTGGTGCGCAGCACACAACCCATGGCTGTGGATGCTCACCGGCACACCAATCTCGCAGTCTCCTGTGGACGCATGGACGCTGGCCCGGCTGGTGAACTCGCCCACTGTGCCACGCAGCTTCACAGCATTTCGTGATGCCGTGATGAACAAGGTGACTACGTTCAAGTGGGTGCCACGCAGTGACGCGCTGGAGACATGCAAGAAGGTGTTGCAGCCTTCGATCAGGTTCAGTCTTGACGAGTGCATGGACCTGCCGCAGACAAACTATGTGGGCCGTCAGTGTGCCATGTCCAAGCCGCAAGAGAAGGCGTTCAAGGACATGCAGGACCACAGCATTGTCATGTTCAAGAACAAGGACGTGACTGCTGCGAACGCTGCTGTGACGCTCGGAAAACTTTTGCAAATTTGTTGCGGTGTTTTGTATGGAAATGACAAAGAACGTATTGCGGTAGACGCCACACCGCGCTATAATGCACTTACTGAACTGATAGATGAGATAGGCGACAAGGTAATAATTTTCTGCCCGCTGCGGGGCGTACAGGACTGGCTCTACAACGAGCTGTCTAAGCAAGGGTACGACGTAGCGACTGTGCATGGTGATGTGTCGAAAGCAGATCGCAATACGATCTTCAGCGACTTCCAGAACACAGAGAAAATTAGAGTGTTGTTGGCACACCCCAAGGTGGCGGCCCACGGGCTGACCCTGACGAGAGCGAAGGACATTATCTGGTTTGCGCCTATCTACAGTCTCGAAAGTTATGAACAAGCCTGCGCTCGTATCCGTCGCCTGACTACATCAGGCAAGACAACGGTGTGGCACTTGTATGCAACCAAGTTTGAAGCGGAGTTATATCGTAGACTTCGCCTCAAGCAGAGAGTCCTGACAGACTTTCTGAAGCTCGTTTCGGGCATAAATGACGATCAGTGAAAGATGTGAAACAAACGTAATTGGAGAATACTTATGAACTATGAACAAGCGGCTGCCAAGTACACGGAACTCCGTGACAAGAATGCAGCGATCGACAAGAAGGCCAAGGAAGAAAAGGCCAAGAACACCAGCATCATGGAAGACATTGCTGCGTGGTTCGCCATCAAGGCGCAGGAGGAAGGATTGAAGACCGTGCCGACTACCGTCGGGACTGCGTACTGGTCCACACACCACAGCGCTACCACCGCTGAGCCAACCGTATTCAAGCAGTTCGTTATCGACAACGCACTGTGGGACTTGCTCGAAACACGTCCTGCCAAAACCGCCGTGAAAAGTTATGTTGAGGGGCACGGCGTCCCACCACCCGGTGTGAATTACTCCTCGATTCAAGTGTTCAATCTTCGTGCCAACCATAAGGAATAGTCATGGCCACAACCGCAGTAACCCAAGTCCCCGCACACATCGCGGCCCGTATCGCAGCACGTAATGCTGGTACTCTCGCGCCTAGCGCAACCATGGCCGCCATCATCAGCGGCGACGGCTATAACTTCCCCAAGATCAGCATCCGTGCAGGACGCTATCGGTTGGTGGAGGACGGTGTTGAGACCCCTGTGGGCATCAACCTCGACGTGGTGATCGTGGGTGCCAACCCCAAGGTCTCCAAGATGTTCTACGCCAAGGCGTATGACGGCAGCGCAGACGGCGTGCGCCCTGACTGCTTCTCCAACGACGGCATCACACCAGACAAGTCTATCGACTCTCCTGTCGCTAACGGCTGCGCCAACTGCCCACATAACGTGCTGGGCTCCAAGGTCACCCCGTCTGGCGCCAAGAGCAAGCTGTGCGCGGACCAGCGCCATCTGGCTGTGGTACCTGCTGCTGATCCCAACAAGGTCTACGGTCTGACGGTGTCGGTGGGCTCGATGAAGAACATGCGCGAATACTTCAAGGAGCTGCAGAACTTCGGTGCCATCCCTGAAGAAATCGTGACCGAGCTGGGCTTCGATGACAAGGTGTCTTTCCCCAAGATTACCTTCACCAAAAAGGGCTTCGCACCAGAGAACGCGCTGGCCAAGCTGGATGAGCTGGCGCAGAGCGACGATGTGAAGGAGGTAGTGCGAATGATTCCTCCTCGCAATGCGAACCCGGCACTTGCTGCTCCTGCTGCGAAGGCCGCTATCGCCGCTCCGGCCGCACCCAAGGCGCCTCCTGTGGACGATGCGTATGAGGAAGAACCTGCCGCTCCGGCGCCTGCGGAACCCAAAGTTACAAAGCCAAAAGCTGCACCTGTGAAAGCATCCAGTGAGTTGGAGAGTAAACTGGACAGCCTTTTTGGCGAGTAATAGAATGTCTGTGCGCTAACGCACAGCCCCATACCGTCGCGGGGTGGTATGGGGCTTTTTCAACAACACGGAGAATTTACTGGTGGACACAAAAACATTTCTTACCCGTGTATCCGCAGCACTCGATGACGTTGTAGTTTGTCTCTGGAAGCCAGACCCAACCGGAAATTCCAAGACTGGAATCTTCTGGAACAGGGGCTCGTTCAGTGACTTTGACGATGCCACTGCTGCCATACAGATGTGGGACAAAGACCCAGAGTGGACGGTGTATTTTTCGGTGGCGCGCATGGCCAACAATGCATACACCAAGCCTGATGGGAAGACGGCTTACCGGCGCGTCAAGGACTGCGCCACGTGGTTCAAGGCAATCTGCTTTGACCTAGATATTGGAGGTAAGTATGCAACGCAACGTGAAGGGTATGCAGCAGTTGCTGCAGCGGTACAGTCGATGGGTTTACCCGAGCCTATGGTTGTCAGTTCTGGTCGTGGCCTGCATTACTATTGGCCTTTGGACACGGCCCTTGACCGCACGAATTGGGAGAGAGTGTCCATTGGTCTCCGTGTCGCTCTCGCTGAGCACGGAGTCGAAATCGACACCTCAAAAATTCACGATGCGTCCATGGTTCTGCGCCCAGTCGGAACGTCCCACAAGAAGCAGGTACCATGGAAAACCGTCGGTCTGATTGAAGACACCCCGGGCGGCATTGACTACCACATAGCCGAGCTGGAGACCCCGCTGGCACAGTGGATCAATCAGGCACCAGCCAAGTCAGCTACCAAACCCCGTCAGAGCGCAGTCAGCTCTGCCATACTTAAAAACTGCAACCTCAATATCCCGGTCCTAGGCAAGAAGTGCTTGCAACTGGCGGCATTACTGTCATCAGGTGGCGAGTTTGACGCCAACGGCAAGCATGTGTCTGAGCCCTTGTGGCGCGCGTCGCTTGGTATTGCCGCCTATGGCGTCGACCAAGAAGCTGCCATGATGCTGTTGAGCAGCAAGCACCCCGATTTCGACCATGCGGCCAATATGGCCAAGATGGCGTCGTGGACTGCGGCCCCAACGAGCTGTGGTGAATTCGACAAGCACTGCCCCGGTGTGTGCGGCGGCTGCGCCTACAAGGGTGTGGCGTCCCCCGGCTCCCTCAATGAGGAGGTGGTTGCGCCCGTGGCGACCCCCACGGCGACCGTGGCTGCGTCAGCAGGACTGACCCCTGCCAACACCATGCCCCCGGACTATTACGTCTCCAACGGGGCTATTTTCAAGGACGTGGAGAAAGATACCAAGACGGTTGATGCTGCTGGCAAGCCCATCATTGTCACCACACTGGTCAAGACACTGGTCTGCCCCTACGAAATCCACGTGCTGGCTATGTACCACGACGTGTGGGGCCCGCGCGCGGTGGCTAGCACCAAGGCAACCGCGACCATCTCTGTGAAGTACCCCATGGACGGGGTTGTTGAGCATGAGATACCTATCGCTGCCATCACCAATGGCGGCAAAGACATGTCCACCTACCTAGGGGACAAGCAGATTTTCATATCCTCAGCGGCCACTGCTGAACTCACACGGACTTATCTCATGAACTACTTGGCACGCGTGCAATCCCTGATGCCTTCTGGTGTAGACTTTGGTCACTTCGGTTGGCAAGAGGATGGCTCTTTCCTGTGTGGGCACACGCTCATTGGCAGCCCCACGTCCAACCTGATGCACCGCTTGAAGGACACAGCCAAACAATACTCTGGTGTTATTCAGCCCTTCGGAAACCGCGATCAATGGGCCGATCTTACCAAGGTGGTTGATGAGCCGGGTGGTGAGTACCTAGGTGTAAGTCTTTTGACAGCCTGCATCGGTGCGCTGGGTAACGTATCGGGTGCGGGCACGCCGATTGTTTCGTTCGTATCGACTGCTGGCGGCAACGGCAAGACACTGGCCCTGCGCTTTGGCAACTCTGCCTTCATGAGCGCCAGCGACGAGCATCTGTTCAACCCACGGGACACACTGAACAACCTGTTCCACCGTCTGGGCGTGTTGGGTGATCTGTCAGGCTCCATGGACGAGTACACCACCATCCCTGACCCGCTCATGGCCGCCAATCTGGCCTACGAAATCAGCAGCGGTCGTGAGAAGCAGCGCCTGAACAAGGAAGGTGTAGCCCGTACACCAGAGAAATGGCGCGCTCCTATGCGCCTGACGGCCAACCGCAGCTTGCTGGACATGTTCGACCAAGCCCAGTCACAGGACGAGCCGCTGCGCATGCGTACGCTGGAGTTCACTCTGAAGAACCGTGACTTCGTTGACGCCCATGGCCGTCACATCCACAACACACTGGGCGAGACCTACGGCCACGCGATGCCTGCAATCATTGAAGCCATCATCGACATGGGCGGCAAAGAGCTTGTGTGGAAGAACGGCTTCGTGGCATACAACAAGAAATTCAAGGAGCTGTTCAAGTCAGAAGAACGCTTCCGTTACAACACCATCATCCTGTGCTACATCGTGGGCATGATTGGCCGCAAGGTGGGTGTGTTCCGCTTCGACATTGAGCGCATCGTCAACTTCATGATAGCCGAGATGATCGCCAGCCGGGATTACAACTTGGCCGTCAAGCAGGATGCCGTGGACATCATCGGTCAGTTCATGCAGGAGCATAACCACCAGCTCATCGTCTCCCGTCGTGAGGTGGGCAAGCCAGAGCAGGTGCAGTTTCCTGTGCCAGATGTGGCCTGCATGCGCATGGAAGTCATCTACGACGCCAAGAACGCAGTGCTGCCGGGCAGCACACTGGCAATCAACAACACGATCTTCAAGGCGTGGCTGCGTCGCACTCGGGACAGTCTGGGGCGTATGACCACTGAGCTGGAGGAGATGAAGGCGCTGGCCGAGACCAACCACCGGGTCACGATCTACAAGGGCTGCCAGAAGCAGAACCCGGGCCAAGCGTTCTGCCTGATCCTAGACCTGACCCACCCCCGCATGGCAGCAGTGCTCAGCGGCCGACCCATCGCGCTCACATCCCCAGCAGCGGCAGTCTTGAGCACCAACACCGGCCTGCAGCACGCATCCGGCGCCCAGTTGATGGCTGCTATTTCATCCCAGCAGATTTAGTGCGGGCATACGAGCGGTTCTTGCTTGCAGGGATCGCTCGCAGGTTACTACGCGCCAGCGGGTTACCGCCCTTTACCAGCGGCTTGATGTGGTCTACATCCTTGCCGTCCCCCTTGTGCACTATCCCGGCCTTAGCCATCTCCCGGCGGGCCTGATTGCGCTCAGAGCGTTTGTGAATCTGGTCGGGGCTCGACTGGTACCGAGCGTATTCCTGTGCGTAGTTACGTGCCATTACAGGTTCTTCCTTAGTTCAGTTAGCTTCGCATCCCTGCGGGCTTCAAGCGCCTTGACGGCGGCAAGACTATCCGCCCGGGGTATCTTACCAAGATTGGCCGCGCGCTTGGCGTTGCTTATATCTTGGTCGAACGCGCGTTTGGTGCGGTTTATCTCCAGCTCCAGACTCTTGGCGGTTTCCGCGTTGTCTACAGCCGATACGGGGGCAAGTAGTTTGCGCGTGGCTACCACAGCAGTGTCCTGCCCATGGCCCAACAACCCGGGCTTGCTCTCGAACGTCTTGTGGTTCACCAGCGGAGGGGTGAACTGCTCGGCCATGCGCAGCGCACGGGTTCCGATCTTATCCGCGGTGTTGTCGGTCTCTTTGTTGAGCGGCTTGCCGAGATATGGGTCGTACCCAAACGCGTACATCATCGCCGTTGTAAACGGGTTGTTCGGTGTGACGGCCGACGGCATAGAGTTCCATCCAAGGAACCCGTTCGGGGCGTCGGAGAACTCTAGCGGGGACGGCATAAACCACTTGGCTGCGTCAAAGTACACGTCGTTGCCATTGTGCTTTCCAACATTCCACGACTTGTTTGCACCGAACCACGTCTTACTATCCTTGTGCGCGCGGGCGCGCTTCTTCTCATCATCAGGTCCGCCGTTCATAGCGGTAAATGCCCCGGACACCATGGCGTACCCCATCGCCAACGACGCTATTTTCCACGGCTCGTGCTTAGCGATGTGAGCCAGCAATCCACCCATGGCGAACGGCCACGACGCGAACGGCAGCGGCCCCTTGCGCAGCAGGTTAAGCAGACGTGAGTCGTTGTCGTAGTTGAGGAACTTGTGCGTAGCCGCAGCCCCAGCGTTTGACTCCATGTCCGCTTTGGACAGGTGAGCCTCATCCCGCTGTTGCCGAGCCATCTCCGTCATAAACGCCGCTAGTCGGAATGCGTTGTCCCCCGCTCCATATACTTCCTGCATAAAGTCGTCTGCGCGCTTGCCCTTCTTGGCGGCCAGCGCAGCGATCTTCTCCGCTAGGTGGCTCTCATACCCAGCCCAGTGGCGTAGCGTAGCAAGCATGCCGGGGCTCGCCGACTCGGTCTGCGCGGCCATGCCTTCATACATGATCTGCTTGACTTCGTGGGTAGCCCAATCACCGACGGTGGCCCCAGAATGGAAGAAGGCGGCCATGATGGCATGCTCGTCCTTGGACAGCTTGCCCATGCCGGTTGAGTACCGGATATAAAGCCCCAGCGCATCCTTCACAGACGCGATAGGAATGTTGTTGAGGTACGCCAGTGTCACGTTGCCCATGATGTTAGTGACGTGTGTCGGTGGGTTGTACACCGTCTTCATCTTCTTGAACGTGGACAGCAGCGAGTTGTACGCCCGCAAGTCCGATGCTGCCGTGCGGGTCACTGCGTCCTGCAGCCTAGACCATACTGGCCCTTCAACTATCTTACCCGCCAGATCGCCGTAGGCATCTGTTTTTGGAGCCTGCACCCAGTTCCCCGGCTTACGGTTCTCCCACTGCATGGGGGCACTGCTGTTGTCAGGGTCAGACATGTCAGAGATAAACACGTCTGCTTTGTTTGGGTCCGACTTTTGCAGATGCGCCAGCAGCGCTTCCTTGTCCTCGAACACCCGGTTCTCCTTAGCCCCTACGCTGGATATGTCCCGTACCAGCTTGCGCGTGGCTACAGCATTGGACAGGATAGACACCGTGTTGAGGAAAGATGTGGCGACCACGTCTGTCTCGCGTCCCTTGGCTTTTGGGTCAGCCATGACGCTCTGCACCGTGTCTACCTTGCGGAAACGCAGCCCGTCGCCTTGGCCTTCGGGCATAGCCACTGCCTCTTTCACGCGGTATTGCTCCAGCTTATTGGGCACCGACTCACCCACACTGGCGTCAGGCTTGAACCCAGCCAGTTCGGACTCGTGCACCATACGGTGCACGGCCTTGGGCGCTGCGCTCTTGCTGGCGTACGTTGGGTAGAACCTACCCCGCACGCTACGCTCGCCGCTGGGCGTCATGGGGGCTATAACAAATTTGCCGCCGCCATCATCTGACAGCGCTATATCCACAGTGGCGCGGTCTAGTTTGCCCTCGCGGGCCCCCAGCGCAGAGCCTTGAATCTCGCGCGCGTGCAGCGCGTATGTAAGCATTTCAGACGGCAGCAAACCCTCGAAGCGCTGGGCCACTTCAGGCTTAGACGCCGCGATCATATTCGTTATGGCCTCGTGGGCAGCCACAATACGGTGCTGTACGTTTTCGTGCAGGTCGGTCGTGGCCGTGCCCTTGTCCTTGGCGTAGGCGTCCATGAAGTCCATAGCCTTTATAACTTCGGCTTGGTCTACGTGGGCCATCCACTCACCCAGCTTAGAAGCTGCCGTAACGGCCGCGTTTCGCTCGCGCTTGTAGACCTCCACCGCCTTGGCCATCTTCTCCGACACCGGCACATCGGCGCTTACCCACCCGACGAACGCAGCTAGGTTGGGGGAGAACTTCTCTAGCCCTTCGTACGATTTCTTGGCCCACGCATCCATCTTCTGCATGGTAGGGCGATCCCCGGCATACATACCCGGCAGCATAGCCGCAAATATGCGCTCGCCTATTGCCTTGGTGGGGGCGTACTTCTCGCCGTACTTAACTTCCGGCACCTGTATCACGCCGTTGACCGGAGCAGACACGGCTTGTGCGTGGAACACGCCGTCCAGTTCTGGCTGGCGCTCCATGGCCATGCCCGCCTTGGCCGTGATGAACTCAGCATCTGTAGCGTGGGCTACTGGGCGCGAGCCAATCAGTGTGTGCGACATATTGATGAACTGGGACAGCGCCTTTTCTTCAGCGAACGGCAGCCCCAGCATCATGCGAATCTGGCGCACAAACTTGGTAAGCATGTTGCCCATGGCGCTCACAACAGTTTCGTTCTTGGACGCGCCCATGCGCTCCATAGCGCTGCGGAAATCTTCGTGGGTAAGCCCATAAGACACGAACTCATGCACCCCCTTCTTGGGGTCAGCGAGGTCCGCCATTGCTTTGTCGCCAAGCGCCGTACGCACATCTTCAAACGCCTTGGTCTTGAGGGTCTTTAGAACCTCCTTGCGCAGCGCATCGAGCCCGCGGACCAGTGCTGTGTCCTTACCGGCGTGGATAATCCCGCCGACAACGGCGTGCAATATCTCGTGGAGCACAACCTCATTGCTGTGCCCGTCCATGCCTATGTGTATTGTGGCCCGCCCGTTGGCAAACTCCGTCAAGCCCAACTTAGTGGGCGGGGTAGTCTTTGTCTCGGACAGTGACCTCTCTCCGCCTCTGCCAAACTTGTGGTTCTCGTTATAGAACTCCATCGTAGGCGGAGCAATCCCATTAGCGGCTGCGCGCTTCATAGCGGAGTTCAGCACGGACGCCAGCCGACGTACGAAGGCGTTGTGCACCCCACCGTGCATCATGTACTGCAGTACAGCTTCAGCGCCTCCAGCATACTTTAGCTTGGTCTTCCCACGATACCCGCCAGACGCCGTGAACCCGTGAATATACGCATCGGCTAGTTTGCTCTCTTTGAAGTCGCCCAGCTCCCTGCGCTCCCGAATGTCTTTGCTGGTAGTGCCGTGCAGCGGTTTGTCTTTAGCCAGATACCCCAGCTGCCAATCACTGTGGTGGATGCTGAATCGGGTGGACTCGCTAGATTGATTTCCGCCTTCGGCCTGACTTCCGCCAATAGACTTTGGCCCTTTGAGGTAGTCCTGCGCCTTGCTAATATTGGCGTGGCCGACAAGCTGTTCCAGCTTGCTCATCTCTGACACTAGCTTGTTGCCGTTCTCCGTTAGCCGTATATGGAGTTCGTCATCGGCGCCTTCAATCTTGGCCCGCTGGTCCCCCTTGGTAGAGCTGCCCAGCTCGTCAATCAGTGCCTCGCGGCGCTTAGTCAGGTTGTGGATAGCCTCTATGTGATTAACAACTGTGTCACGAATGCCACCCAGCCCCTTGGTGATTGGGTTGTCGTAGTCGCCTTTGATGGCCGGCATCAGCGCCTTGGCAACGACTTCGTCTTCTTTGCCCATGAACGCTTTGCGCTTCACAGGCTTGGTCTTGGTGCCAGCGCTTAAATCTTCGAGCGAGGAAGTTTTGGTATCCCCGGTATCTTCACTGACAGCTGCTTTACCTTGGGTATCTTGTCCGGTGCTGGGGCGGCCAGCTTCGGCGGTCTTCCCCCCATTGGCATCGCGGGCTTGCGTATCGACCCCGACACTTCCTTCGGCTGCCCCTTGCTCATCCCCCGCAGGTATGGTTTCACGATTGGCATCTTGGCTCCTGTCTACATCTAAGGTTGGTTTGGGCGGGTTCAGGCGATCCGCGCGCACTTGTTCAGCGGTGCGGTTGCTGCCGTCTTCCTGACCGATATGCTCCCGTATCTGCGTGGCAATACGCTCCGACTCAGTAGCTGTAGCCAGCATCTTGTCAGCAGCTGCTTGGGCTTCGTCGCGCTGGGCCTCCAGCTCGGCCCGGGTCTTCTTGGAGGCCCGCTTGGACAGGGCGTCCAGACGTTGCTGCGCAGTTTTCGCCGCCGCTGCGGGGGCTTCCGACTGAGCGCGCAAGTCCACTGCCGTCGCCTCGTGGGTGTCGGCGGTCTTGTGCATCTCCTCAACTGGGTCTGGCTTGGCCACAGGCTCGGGCGCTGGGCGCTCCGGCGGTGCCGTCGTCACTTCTGGGGTTGTGATGTCGGCTTCTGTGTCGCCATACATGCCACGGCGCGCCAGCTCCTCGCGCTGCGCGTTTATCCGGTCGGTGTACACATTGCTGCGCCCCGACGCCCGGCCCTGCTCGAAGGTGCTCTGGACGGCATCAAACTCCTCGTGGGGGACGACGTTGTTGTCGCGGGCACTGCGTTCAGCTGCCGTGTCGTACAGCTCTCGCGCCGTTGGCGTGTGCCTGCGCAAGTTGAACATTGGCCCCATCATGGCGCCACCAACAGCAGCGCCAATGCCCGCGCTCTCGGCACCTTCGGTCAGGTCTTCCTTACCTGCGCCGTAGTTCTGCCACATGGCCCCGGCGTATCCCAGCGGGTATCCCTGCAACGCCTGAGACGCCGACGCGCCACTGAGCCGGCCTGCGGTGTCCAGCATCGTTTGCGTGCGAGATAGCGCCGCTGGGCGGGCCGCAGCCAGCAAGTCCATAGCCTCGTGCGTAGCGATGGGGGTCAGCACACGTCCGCCCGCCATAGCCGTTGCGGGGGTCTCCAACCCCAGCTTATTTGCCAGCTTGCCGCCAGCGGCCATAAACGCAGCATCAGTAGCTCCGCGCCCCATAGCCGCCCATGCTTGGCGCTCTTGGTCTGGGGCGTCGGGAGAGACGCCAGCCATCTGGGCACCAGCCGATACCGCCCCTTGCCCGACACCGCCCATAACGCCGGGCGCCCATGAGCCCATGGCTCCGGCAGCACGCAGGCCGTACGCCGTTGCCTGCAGCCCTTTAGTAACTGCCCCGCCAGCAAGCAGGCTAGGCACGGTCTCAACCACCCCGCCAATACCAGCCCGTGGGTTTCCAACGTGCGCGCCGACCTTCTCCATGAAGGTAGCATTGGGGTCTTGGGTTACAGCGTCTATCGCTGCCTGCGACGCTTGGCGTTCAGGCGAGTAGTTACGGGTCTGGGCTTCTGCCCAGTTGTCAGGATGTACACCGGTAGCGTCAGCCAAAAACTCCCCGGCCCGTGCCATGGGGCGGTACCCCGTGGTGGCTGCTATCGGCAGATCAATAAGCCCGCCTACGGCGCCCGGCAGCTTGGCAATGCCGCGCTTCACGTCCGTGATTGAGTCCTTCAGGAAGTTGTCGTTCTGGTCTGGGTTGCTGGGGGCTGGGCCATGCACCCAGCCGACCTTGGTGTTAAGGCGCGCAGGGGCGTTCTCGTGCACCCAGCCGACCTTGGTAGTGGGGGCCATCCCGCCACCGCCGCCATACATACGGGTGTGGAAGTCTTCCAGCGCAGCGCGCTGAATGGAGTTGCCACCCCGGGACATCTCAGCCTCCAGCTCCCGGCGCATCTCTGGGTTCTCCAGATCGTACCGGTAGTCCCGGTCGGCTTCGGCGGGGCTCATCATAAGCCCTCGCAAATTGCTCTCATTTGCGTAGTTAGCCATGGGCGTCCTAAGTTATCGACGGGTAGGGTGTGTTGCAGCCCAGTCTGCTTGCCGTTGGCGTTGCTCCAGCCCTATACGACGAATCTCGGCTTGCCGGTCGGCTTCTCGCTGTGCTTGCGCTTGAGCTTCCGCGCGCTGCTCTACTGCTCGCTGCTCCGCCAGTTCTGCTGAACGGCTGCGGTCTGATTTTGGTCCTGCGTGCAAAAGCTGTTTCTGCGTGGGCTGCAGCCCCACCACCGGCTTCGTGCTCGTTGGTGGTTTGCCAGAATCGGTATGCCCCGGTACGGTAGCCAACGCTTCTGCCCGGGTCTTATACGGCTTGTTGTCAGCACCCACGAACGCGGGCTGGGGCGGCTGCCCCTCCTCAAACACATACATGCTCTGGGCGCCGGGCGGTGGAGCGCCGCCACTCTCCCCACCAGATGCCGGAGAGAGCCCGGAAGCGCGGGCCACTATGCTGTCCAAGTACGCCGACTGCTCATCCCACGCCTTACCAGCGGAGTCGTCGTTCGGCATGATCCAGTTCTTAACGACAGGGGGACGTGGGCCCAGCTCTAGCCGTCTTTGAAGTATCTGCTTGTTCATTTCGGGGTCCATCGACGCTTTGCCTGCCCCACTGGGGCTACGCCCAGTACCATTCTGGTAGTTGTACGCGCCGCGCGCCAACTCCAGCTGGTCCTTGTACCGGGTGGCGTTTATGTCGTGATACCGCGTGGCCTCTTTCGCTTTTTCTTCCTCCAAGAACTGCTTGTGGGTCTCCGCGTACGGCTGCATCTGGATTGACAGCTCGCGGCTGTTCTGGGTCTTGTGCTCCCGGCTACCGTCCGGGTGGATGATGTCGTATTCATAGTCGTATGTGGGCATCTTGTGCCCGCCAACATCTACCTCCCGCATCGTTTTCTTCACGGTTGCCGGGTCGATCTTCATTTCGCCAGAGGCGTTCAGCGCCTGCACCATACCATTGACATCGCCGGAGCGCATGAACGGCAGGGCGGTCAGCACCCCCTCAGAGGCGAGACGCTTGGCCATATCCATGTGCATAGCCTGCGCTTGCATGCCAGATACGTCAGCGTTGTTGCGCTGGGTCTGCAGGGCCAGTGCGTCGCCCGGGCGCCCTTGCGCCGACATGAGTCCTTGCTGGCGAGCCGCGGCAGCGGCTGGGGAGTCGTACGCTTTGCGAGCCGCTGCGGCAGCACTCTGTGTGTCGTAGTTCTGGCCGTTGACGTTGTAGCTGCGCTGGGCAAGCCCCGGCCCCATCTCGCCATCGGCTAGAGGCGCCTCCGTCTCTGGGCCTTCCGAGTATGTGGCTGGAGCAGCAGCCTGCCCTAGCGCCTCGCGCTCGCGCTTGGCCCGGTCGAACTCAGACACCCGCAGGTCATACAGGTGGTTGTTCTGCTGATCCTGCAGCCCTTTTTGGACGCGGTCCCGAGCAGTCTGCTCACGGTCCAGCACGAGCTGGCGCCGGGCCAGCTCAGCATCACGGCCTTCGTTGTACCCAGCGTAGCCTGCGGCCAATCCTTGAAAGTCCATGATATTTCCTTTACGAACTCATATATTCTGGGGAGTACTGCACCGCACCGGGCTCAGAGTACCCGAAGCTGCCACCGCCCGTGCTGCCGCCAAACATATTGCCACCCATATTGCCGAACTGGGTCATCAGCCCGCCAAACATATTGCCTGCAGCCCGACCAACACCAGCACCGTAGTTCTGCGCGTTGTAGAACGAGTTCGCCTGCGTGTTGCCAAGGTTCTGGTACCCAGCGGCGGCGTTGCCGTACGCACTGCTCATAGCTCCGTTAGCGCTGTTCTGCAGCCCATACGCGCCGATGCCGTTGTTGACCGATGAGTTGCCAGCCTGCAGCTGCAGCCCGGCCTGCGTGGCTTGGTTGCCGATCATCCCCTTGCCCAGCGCGACGGCGTCCATCCGGCGGGAGTAGCCCTGCAGCTCTGCCTTGCCACGGGCGCTGTTGGCGGCTTGCGCCAGACCCCCGGCGTTGGCCAGAGACAGCTGGTTCTCCATGGCCATGGCCCGGCCAGAGCTAGGGTTAACCCCCATACGCTGCTGGGAGCGCATAGTCTGCCCACGAGCGACATTAAAACCCTGCTGGGCGTCGGCCTGTGCTTCCTGTGCCATACGGTTCTGGTTGCCTTGGGAGTCGTAGTTCTGCGCGTCGCTCAGCATGCGGTCCTCAGCTCCTTGGAACCTGCGCCCCCGGGCGATCTGTTCGTCCTGCAAGCCGTTGTATTTGATGCGGTCTTCGCGCTGCCATCCCGCCATTTCCTTGGCGGAGTCGTACGCCTGCTGGCGGTAGCCAGAGCCGTCGTTATATACCTGCTTGTCGAAGTTCAGCCGGTCGTTCGTGGCCTGCTCCTGCGATGCGATCGCGCGGGAGTTGGCGTCAGATGCCTGACTCGATGCTTGCCGTGATGCGGCCGAGCCGATGAGGGAGCTAC